CTGCGGGCTTGCCGCGCAGGCCGTCAGGCAAAGGCTGAGCAGCCCAGTCACGAACAGGCTTGCTGGTGCGCTTGAGTTGTTCAAAGTCTTTCCTCGCCTTCAGGGCTTTCTGTTCGCTGTCCTTGAGTCGCTTCGCAAGATCAGCTTGGTACGCCGCGTTACGCTGGGCCTCGGCGCGTAAGCTTGTGATGGTCGCCTGGCTCTCGGCGTTGGCGGCTACCGCATCCTTGGTGGCCTTGGTTTCAATCGTGACCTGACCCTGCAGCGCGATAACGCGGTACTGCTGAATACCCACCAAGAGCAGCGCGACTAGCGCGACGATCAACGCAACGGCGAACGCCTTCATAGCGTGTCCGCCTTGCGACCAAGGAAACGGGTAACCAGCTCACGTATGGCCGTGACGCCAAGGAAGCCGATGGTGCCGCCGGCGGCGACTGACAGGCTCGAGGGCCAAGCCATCCATTCAATGACGCTGCTGGCAGACAGACTCAGGCCGCCGCAGATCAGCGCTTCGAACACAATCCGGCGTGTACTGGTCTCCTTGGCGTCGTATAGAACACGAAGGGCCGAGATAAGGATCGCCATGATTGCGCCCTGCCAAAGTGGATTCGAAAGAGCGACCCAGAGCGCGGCCCACGTATCTGGCTTTTCAGGCATGGTAGGCATCCGGTGTCCTCCCTTTCGGGGAGCTATAAACGAAAAGACCCCAGCGAATGCTGAGGCCTGGAATAGTTGTGCGTGTCTTCCCACGCTGCCCATCACAGCTACCCGCCGAGTGTCGGGGAGCTAAGCACTGTGATTGCCGGTGTTCTTTCGTGACACGTGACTACCGGCGATACCGTGTGCAGATCTGCCCGAGGGCCGCTCTGCCTGCGTTCCCACAACAACTGGTAGCGAGTGCCGGAATCGAACCGACCTGATCAAGGTTATGAGCCTTGCCACATCACCAGACAGTGGAACTCGCCAAAAACAAAAAAGCCCCGCACGACGGCGAGGCTTGGGATAGGCACAGAAAGCAAAAAGCCCAACTCTAGGGTCGGGCTTTGCTCGCGGAAAAACCGCAAAGTAACGAGAAATCTATAGATCGGGACCGGGGCTGTCAAGCAGCCTGACGCCGTGACTCAAGAGCCCCATCAATCCATGCAATGCCAGCCTTCCAAAGCTGTCTCGCCTTCTCTTCGCCGAACTCTAAGCCGCGAGCCACATCGCGGAACGTGGCATGCCGTGACGTGTAGTAGGCAATGATCACCTTGCCACATTCGGGATAGCGATTACGCAAGCGGCCAATGAGGCGATCCATTAGTAGCGCCTCATCGTCAGTGATCATCGGGTCAGCGATATCGTTCTCCCTGGAAGCGCAGCACGACACGCCAGAACCCAGAACCACCCATCGCCCCCAATGCTCCAACAGGTTCTCAACGCTTCGCTCATTCATTGGTATGGCCATTGCTCAGTCCCCTGTGTAATTAGTTCCACCGGCACCCCGGCGGTTGTTCTGTTCGTACTGCCGCTGTGCAGATGGAACGCCGAGAATCCGCGCCTGTTCATCGATCTGCTTTTGCGTGATACGCAGCCGAATACAGAGCTGGGTCACCATTTCTTGCGGTGGCAGCGCCTGACCGTTATCAGCTCGCACCCAGCCTGCGGCATTGCAATCAGGGCATTCCAGCTCATAAAACATCGGCTTGATAAAACAGGTCCCCCGACAGGTAGCACACTCCTTTAGCTCAATGCGCTCTCGCTTAAAGGCTGGGCCATGGATCTTCTTCATTGCGCCTCCAGCAACCGCTTGTGCACCGCATGAATGTCGTCGCCGTCATGGCAGTGGGCGGTGTGCCTGACCATGTGCCGCTCGCCGGTCGTCATTCGGATATCGAGTACCTGCCAGCCATTGGAACTGCGGATCACCATCGTGCTGATATCGGCGGGGTTTACGGCAAGGCCGGTATGCCTTTCGAGCAAAATCAGCATTTTGAAACCTCGCCTATGGTGGTGTTGGCAACTGCCCGCAAAGCCACGTCATCCGTGGGCTGTAGCGAGTTATCAGAATCTTCGAATCTAAAGCCGGTCAATGCGTGAATGAGGGCCATGCCCTTCTCGTCTAGATGGGCGTGCCACTTCTCCAAGGCGTCGCGCTTGCGGTCCATCACGCCGGATTGGACGTAGACCTTCACGTTGTGGCCCATGGCATGGTTGATCAGCAGCTCACCAATCAGGTGGTCGATTCCGATATCTGCCCAGCAGGTGCGAGCGAGTTTGCGCAGATCGTGGCTCGTCCATTCGCCTTTGCCGACCCGAGAGAACACGGCACTGGCCCTGCCCTCGCTGAGACCTTCACCGGCCCGGCCAGGGAAAAGGAACTGCCCGTCGTAGCCCTGGGCCTGCTGCCGGTCCCGGTACCACATCAGCAGGTGTCGAACCTGGTCGGTCAGGGGCAGGTGATGCTCGACGCCGGTCTTGGTGTGCTCGCCCGGGATGAACCACTCGCGCTCGGCCAGGCTGACGTGTGACCAGCGGGCTTGCCGGGTTTCACCGATGCGCGTGCCGTGGCAGAGCATCATTACTGCCAGCATGCCGTCATGCGGGTTCACCGCGATCACGGCCGCCAGGCTTGCCAGCAGGTCCTGCAACTGGGTGCCGCGAAGCCGTGACGGCTTGATCCCGACCTTGGCCGTCGAAAAGTCTTTGAACTTCATGTCTTTCATGGGATTTTCCGAGATCAGCCGGAGTTTGAACGCCTGCCGAAAGGCCAGCGCGAGCAGCTGGAATGCCGATCGAACGTAGTCAATTTCAACGCTTTGCTGCATCGGCCAAATCAACTGGCTATCAATCGTGGCCTTGTCGACGCTGGCCAAGGCAACTTTTCCCAAGCACGGTACGAGGTGACACTTGAGCATCGAAGCACTAGTGTCCTTGCGCTTTTTCGATAGGCTTCGATCACGCGAATACCGCTCGGCGAACCAATCCAGTAACTCACCAATGGTCACCCACTTGGAAAGCGTCGACCCGGCACCGGCATTGAGGCGCAGGCGGATCCCCGGCAGTGCTGCGACGACCTGCTTTGCCGTGAGGTCGGGAAAGCTGCAGATCAGATTCCACTTGCCCCGCAGGACCAGGTACCACGACGCCCGGGCGCGATCCTGCGCGAAGCGCAGATACAGTCCACGGTTCTCGATATCCCGCAGATCCCGTACAGTGCCGGCCGCCTGCCGCTTGATTTCGGCGTCAGTGATTTTGATTGCGGCGGTGCTCATGCATTGCCCTCGATGTAATCGGAGATGCGAACCCGCACGGCACCGCCCTTGATGGTTTCAGCGCTGATCTGCAGCTGGGTCACAAATCGGCTGTCATCGATGCCCAGGGCCTCGGCCACGCCGTCTCGCCCAGACTTGAACGCGGCGATGCAGTTGTCATCGTCTCGGCGGCGCCGGTCAGGCGGGATGAACTCAAGCGAGAGCAGCGCCCGGCCGGCGGGCACCGCCAAAGCGGCCTGGCGGCACAGCAGAAAGCAGGCAGCCCGGTATGCCTTCGCCGCTCGGCTTTTAGTTGCCCAGTGCGCTCGAGCGTTGGGGCTCAGCACCTTAGGTGGCCACGGCAACATGAGGTCGCTCATGCAGCCCCCTTCACAGTGAGAATTCCGGCCCTGATCAGCGCCTCATGGGTTTCTGCGATTGCGCGAGGCATGTCCTGCCAGTCGACCTCGCCCGCAGCTCGCCCATCGATGGCGTCGTGACAGGCGCTGCAGGCGTATACCGCGACGGTGTCGAAGCCCTTCATGCCCATGCCCTTCTGCCCGCAAGGCAAATGTGCAAGCACGGTCGTTTCGGGGTTGTGGTTGCAGGTGCCCGGGATGCGAACAGTGCACTCTTGCCCGTTGGCCGATGCGCGAAGCTTCTTCGAGGTCACGCGCATACCGACTTCCCCGTAACCACGTCGACAACCTCGAAGGTGTTCGGCCACATCCAGGCCCCGTAACGCTTGGCCATGGCGGCATCAACGAACAATGCCAAGGCATGATCAGGTGTCGATCCAAGATCCACCTTGAACGAGCAGCAGAACACCGCAAAACGGTAGGTATCGATCTCGGGAATAGCCAGGCGTCGATCAGCCACGGGCACCTCCACAGCGAGCGCGCAGCTCGGCAAGGGCTTTCTTGCCAACTTCCTCGGTGCATGACTTCCCCGGCGCTGCTATTTGCGCGACCGGTACAGGCGGTATCTCTTCACCGCGCCAGATCTTCCGGCACTGGTCCTGATACTTCTGCTCGAATCGAGCAATACCAAGCTCCCTGGGAAGAGTTTGCAGGCTCAGAAACCCGGCGGCAGCGGCAGCGTGATAGATCGCAGGGTGAAACCACTTTCCGCGCCCTTCCATGCCTGGGTGAGAGTTGCGCAGCGCCTGTAAATACGCGGTCTCAACGCTCGGCAGCCCAAGTCCCTCAGGGGCGAAGCACCAACTCACGAACACACCGGGAGCTGGCACGAATGCAGACTTGCTGGCACTGACCATTCGCATCCCGTGGCGTAACTGGTCCATTGATGTGATGCCGGAGCGCATGAACTCCGCCAACCACTCGAGCTTCGAAGCGTCCATGATTGTTTGATTTGGCCAGGACTGACGCCAAGCGCCGCAGGCGCCCTGAAGCCGGAGGAACAGTTCGTCGATAATTTGCTGGGTGGCAGGATCAATCTCGACCTGCACCGCAGGTGCATAGCTGTAGGTCGGGTCAGCCTGCCGATGCTCAACCAGGTAACCAGCGCGGATTGGTCCACTCACAGCGTCACCCCCTTCGCGGCCCAGTTGCTCGGCGCCGGTGTCTCGTTCTCGACTTCAACGGTACCCTGGGCCCGCTCGCGGACAAACCAAGCCACAAGACGACGGCACCATCCCGCTGCTGTGTCCACGGTGTCAGGCTTGGCGGCGAAGAAACCCATGAACGATTTCACGACCGAGTCAGGGATTTCGGTTGGCTTGACCCCGGCGATCTGGGCCTGGGCGATCAGGTAACGGCTGTTCGGCGCCCACTCAGCGAACATGGCGTAACGCTGGCGGTTGTCCAGATCATCGATGGCCTGCTGGTCCTGCTGGCCGATCAAGTCCGAACGCTCGCGCTGCTGCTGCTCTTCGGTTACCTGATGGTTAATTGCTGTATTGGGTGCAGATTCTGCACCCCGGTCTGTCGAATTCTGCACCCCGGTCTGTTGCTGGTTGCACCCCGATGCGGCATTTGCACCCCGGTCATAGCGGGGTGCAGTATTTGCACCCCGGTCCAGCGCCAAGTCGTAAACCACGGGCCGCCGGTCATGCTGATCGATATGCACGGCGGCGATAGCCTGGTTGCCGCGCGAGATCCATCCAGCCTCACGCAGAAGGTCGAGTTTGTAACGCACGGTGCGCTCCGAAAGGCCTGTTTCGGCACTCAGTTTGGAGGCTGAAGGGAACGCGCCTTTGCCCTCTGAGCCCGCGTAGTTTGCGAGCACCAGCAGCACATGACGCG